AATCTTAGAAAAAGCTGTTCATCTTTTTTCTGAAGATAAAAAAGGACACAATCTATTAACTGAATTAAATGATGACAATTTTGAAAATTTCTTAAAAAAAGAATTTATTTTATCTTTCGAAAAATCCTTTGTCAATATGAGAAAATCTACAAGTAAAAATTCTTCTGGGCAATATTCAAAAACAACAAATGTTGAAAATTTAAGAAAATTTATAGATGTAAATTTCCCTTCTAATCAAGATATAGATCCTATCACTATTTTAAATAAAGTAATAAGTCTTGTAAGAAGTGGAGAACAAGACGCTAATATTTTGTTTTTAGCCAAAAAGAGTCAATATGAATCATCTAGAGAAATATATGAACAAAATTTCTACGGCAAAGTTTTAACTCTTGTTGTTCAGAAGATTTTTAAATTGTTAAACAAAACAGAAGAGAGAGAAATGGTTGTAGAAAGTCAGAAAGACAAGATATCTTTAATAAGAGACTCAACAAAAATTTTGATGAAAAAAAGAAAAGATGACGAAGTAATTCTTTTTCATAATGGAGATATGTCAGCTTGGTCTGGTAGAGATATTTTCGATAAATTTCTTCTTTTAAATGATTATCTGAAGCAGTATAATGTTATAGGGAAAAAAGCTCATGCTATGATAAAAATTTGTCTAGAAAAAACTCGTAAGCCTAAAGTTTATATAGGAAAGCATTACAATGATCTATCTCCAGAAATTCAGAAATTAATGAAAGAAGATGAAAATGGTCAGAAATATATTCTTTATGATCATTCTTGGGGACAAGGTCTTTTTCATAATATAAGTTCTTTTGTTCATTCTTTGGAGCAGATTTTTAGGATGTTTTTATTTAAAGGACATCTTAAGACAAATTTCAAATATGAACTTGACACTAAAAACTGGTTTCAAGCAGTCCACTCTGATGATAAAAATGAAGCAATCTTGATACCGAAAAGATTTGTTGATGATTTTATAAGATATAGCACTTTTATACCTAGAATGTTTGCTTTAGAAGCTTCTGAAACCAAAGACTCTTTTTCTTTCATCGGTTCAGAGATGGTAGGAGTGCAGAATTTTAAAGGACAGATATTCGACAATGGAGTTAAAACAATATCTCAAATATTCTCAAAATGTGAAGACAAATCAATAGTTGATAATTATAAATATATTGTAAATAGAGCAACCTCTTATTTTATGAAAAGTAATGATATTTTTGGAGCTCAATTTATAGAAACAATAAACAGAAAAAGATTAATCAAAATCACAAATGTAGATGAAGAAGATATAATACCCGTGAATTTTTCAG